ATACAGTTCGTGGTATTGTAGAGAGAGTTTTTCTTGTTGATTATGGGAAAGGCTTTGTACAACCTATTCAAACCACTGCTGTTAGATTTGGTAGAACTGTTAAAATAGCCAAGCGTTGGTTGAAACAACACATTTTTGAACTCCGTAAGTTCAGTTATGATCAATTTATTGATCATTACAAAGTCGCGCGGTTGAGAATGCGTTATACTAACGCTAGGTTATCTTTGAGAACTAAACCTGTTGGACATAAGGATGCTGAGGCAAAACCTTTTGTTAAACCGGAGAAGTTCAATGAGACTAGGAAACCAGATCCGGCACCAAGGATGATATCTCCACGTGATCCGAGGTACAATCTAGAATTAGGCTTATACATAAAACCAATAGAGGGGGTTTTGTATAAGTTATTGAATGGTATGTGCGGTGGCACTACCGTAATGAAGGGGTTAAATGCGATTGAAGTAGGAGAGGCCATCTATGGGATGTGGTCCTCTTTTAGTGATCCGGTGGGAATTCTTTTTGACGCAAAACGTTTTGATCAGCATACCGGTGTAAAAGCTTTGAGGTTTGAACATTCAATCTACAAGTTATTTTACAGCGGTTATGATATGCAAGAACTGGCTAGATTACTCAGCTGGCAATTGAAAACAAAATGTACTGTATATACACCAGAAGGCATCATTAAATACATTATGGAGATGAGATGTTCAGGCGATATGAACACTGGACTCGGTACTGTTTTAATAGCTGTTTGTATTATATATAGTTTTTGCGTTGAATACCAGATTGAATTTCGACTTGCCAATAACGGTGATGACTGTGCTCTTATTTGTGAGAGGAAAGATGAAGCAACTGTGAATAAGTGGCTGCATCCTTATTGTAAGGGTGCTGGCTACTGGTTTGTAGTTGAGGAACCTGTATACCAAATAGAGCATATATCGTTTTGTCAAGCGAGACCAATCAACACAGCAAGAGGCTGGATTATGGTAAGAGAATTCCCGCAGTGCATAAACAAGGACTGTATATCTTTGTTACCTTTAACAACTGAAAAAGCCTGGAAGAAATGGGCCAATGATGTTGGTAAGGGTGGTATGGCTTTGACAGCAGGGGTGCCTGTATTGTTTGAGTTGTACAAATTACTCAGTGAATTTGGGGATGGGACTTTTGGGGATCATCCTGCAACAGCTGGTACTGGTGCAAGTTATTTAGCACAAGGGCTGAACTGTGATGAGGTGCCTATCACGACAGAAGCTAGGGTTAGTTTCTGGGAAGCCTTTGGATGGCATGCAGATTATCAAGTTGCCGTTGAAGCGGAACTCAGACGTAAAGTTCTTGACTTCAAACGGGTTCACGAGGGTATTTACACGATACAATCACTAAACACTATAACACTAGCATTAACTTCGACATTATTCGACTACAGTATTTAAAATACATTCTTAGGCAACTAACATTAATTTCTTTATCAATATCAATTATTAATCATGACTACTTTAGCTATACGAAAAGCTGCCACATTTGCCATGGCTGACCCAAGAGTTCAGGAACTTGCTTATCAAGTTGCCAACGAATTAGGCAGTCGTGCAATTGGAGCATTGAAGAAAAAGAAGAAGAAATCTTCAAATAACAACAACAATAATAACCAGAATGTCCAACTTATGCGCTATATTGAGCCATCATATAGTCGTGCTCCAGTTTCTCTTAATACGAGGGCTCGTGTACGTAAAGCACGCATTACTGGTATGGGTGGCGGCATAACCATACGTCATAAAGAGTTCATAACTGATGTTATAGGTAATACAACTTTCGGAGTTGTAGGCTATAACATCCAACCGGGACTACCTTCCACTTTCCCTTGGTTAGCGGACATTGCTAATAATTTTGAAAAATACAAGATTGTAAATCTCAAAATTGAATATATCAATGTGTCAGCTACCAGTGAAAG